GGCGAAGTCGATCGCCTTCTGCTGAATCGGCATCGGGATCGCTCGTGGGTCGCTGATGTCGTGCGTCAGCAGCCAGGACTTCTCGGCGCCGGTCAGCGTCGGGACGAGCGTCGGGACTTCGGTCTCTTTGCCGTTGATCATCACGCCGATGGAGATCTCGCTCGACACCTTCCCGTCGGGCCGCGTCAGCACGCCGAGGAAGCCGTTGCCCTTCGGCGTCCCGTCGGCCCGCGTCCAACTCGGATCACCCGCGTGGTCGGCCGGCGCCGGCGTCGTGAGCGCGGTGTAATCCACACTGCCGCCTGGTGCACCGGCCGGCGGCACTGCGGGGTGCAGGAGGTCCTGCACGCGCGTGGCGACCTCATAGGCCGGCGTGCCCATCTCCGGCATCTTCGCCACCGCGGGCGTGATGATCTGGTTCGTCCGCGCGTCGCGCGTGTCGTGCGTCGGATCGGTTTGGTACGGTTTCGGGTTCGCCTGGTCGAGTTCCTTCTGGTGGAGCTCGCGCAGCGGCTGAATCTGATCGTAGGCGCCGAGCTCGCGCGCTTTCGCGATGCCCGCCTCGAGATTGTTCGTGGTCGGGTCGTTCGGCGTGCCCCCGGTGTACGCCTTCGTGATCTCCATGGCGACGGCCCGCTTGCGCTGGTCCGCCTGAAAGGCCGCTTCGTCGCGCGCATCGCCTCGGGCCTGTCGGGCATCCTGCCCCGCGCGTCGCGCGTTCTCCTGATCGACGAGCGCCTGGCGCCGCCGGTCCTCGAGGATCTGCCCCGGTACCGCCGCGACGTTGCTGATCGTGTTGCCGATCAGCGCGCCACGGGCCATCTCCCGCCCGCCGGCGTTGGCGGCCATCGCTTCCAGGATCGACGCGACGCTCATCGGCTGCCGCCCGCGAGGTTCGCCCCGGTCTGATTCACATCGTTCAACCGGTTCCAGTAGTCGAGCTCGCTGTTGCGCGTCGCCGTGGTGTTGGTGAGGAAGTCGCTCAGGGTGCGCGCGTTGCCGGTGTTGTAGGTCGACATGTTGTTGGTGAACGTGTTCTGGTTCTGGTTCGCGTTGATCGTCCGCGCGTTGAGGTCCATCCCGGCCGCGTCGGTGAACTGCGAGTAGCGCTGCTTGTAGGCGTCGAAGCTGTTGTTGCGCAGCGTCTGATACTCGCCGGTCGCATAGTCCTGCGCGCTGCGATCGAGCGCCTTGAGCGTGCCGCCGTTGAGCACGGTGCCCTGCGCGGCAAACTGCCGCCCGGCCGCCTTCATCCGCTGATCGAGCCGCGCGCCATAGCCCGGGGAGTTGTAGAGATCCTCGATCGTCGGGTTGGCGAAGTCGCCGCCCTGCCAGGTCGGCGCGACATACGTCGGCAGCGGCGTGTAGACCGGCGCGTTCGGGTTACTGACATAGGTCGGCGGCGCCGCGCCAAAGCCGGAGGTCGGCACCCCGATGGGCTGGGTCGTGATCGGCGCGGGTGCGCCGCCACCACCGGTCGGCGTCGTCGTGCCGGTCTCGGTCGGCGTCGGCGGCGTGACGGCGCCCGCGGTCGCGCGCGCGCTGTAGGCCTTCGCCTCGTCCGAGTTGTAGATCGCCTGCTGGATGCCGGCGAGCTCGTCCGGCCGCCGGCCGTCCGCCCACTGATGGATCTCGGCGTCGGTGCCTTCGCGGCCGAGCGCGGTCCGATAGAGCTGGGCGACGGCACCGTAGAGCGACGTCGTGCCGCCTTGGGCCGGATAGGCGTTCGGGTCCGGCGCGTTCTGGGTCCACCAATCGCCGCCGCCGGCGTTGGGGTCATTTCCGTCTTGCATGGCCATTAGGCTGCTGCTCCCAGCAGGGTCGCGCCGAGTTTCGCGTAGTGATCGACCTGGTCCGCGGGCACGCTCTGCACGCTGCCATCGGGGGCGCGCATCTGGACGGGCGCCGCGCTGCGCGCTTGCGGTTGCGTGGTCATCGGCGACACGGCGGCCGCCGGCGCCAGAGCCGTCGGGGCGACGGGGGCCGTCGGCGCCGGCGTGCTCGCCCCCGCGTAGCCCTTGCCGACGCCGTCGCCGGTGTCGATGCGGCCTTTCCAGTACGCCCAGTTCTTGTCGGCGCTGTCGCCGTGGCTGGCGAGATACTCATCCCACGCGGCCGGGTCGTCGCTCGAGTTGGTGCGCTGCAGCTCGGCGCGGATTGCGGCCGCGGTCGCCGCATCGGGCGCGACGCGCTGACTCGCCGGCGGGCCGCTCGAGGATCCGCCGCTCGAGGAACGGCCCGCCCGTGGCGCCAGGCCGAGGAGGGCGGCCATGCGGTCGTTGCTGTTCGTCCCGTTCTGGATGAACGGCAGGATCCGCCCCTGGTAGTCGCCGTAGCGCTGATCCGCCTTCGCGACGTCGCCGCGGGTGTCGGCATAGCGCGAGGCGTCGGTCGCGCGTGCGTAGGCGTCGCTTTCCTTCTGGTACGCGAGGGCTTCCTCGAGGTACTTCTGCTGCGCGTCGGAGGCCTTGCCTTGCGCGTTCGCCTGGATGAGCCCGCCCACCAGGTTGCCGGCGACCGGCGCGCCGTACTTCAAGAGATCGCCATAACTCAATCCGGCCACGCCTCCACCTCCCGCGACGGACGGCGCCGTGCCGGCGAAGCTCGTCACCACCCCGTCCGCGCCGTAGGTCGCCGCCGGGATCGTGGACCCTGCCGCGCCGGCTGCCGGGACGAGCGCGCCCGCGCCGACATCCGCCACGCCCGCGCCCGCGCCCGCCGCACTCGCGAGCGTGCCGGCCGCCGTGAACCCGGCCCCGCCGAGCGCCGTGCCCGCGCCGGGAAGTGCCGCCGCGCCGAGCCCCGAGACCGCGCCCGCTTCGACGCCACCGGCCGCCCCAGCACCTGCCCCAGCGCCGGCCCCACCGGCGCCCGCGAACGCCCCGGCCGCGCCCATCGTGGCGATCGTCGCGGCCGCGATGCCGACGACGATCAAGGTGTTGCGCAGCTTGTGGCCGATCGGGTTGAAGTTCCCGTGGTCGTCGACTTCCATCTGGCCCTGATCGACCACGTAGCCGTTGGCCTGCGCGAGTTTGAGGATCTGCTGACTCTGCGACTTCGCGAGGTTCGGGTGGCCGGGATCCTGGCCCCACTGCCGCATCTGCTCCTGATACCAGGGCATCGCGCGCATGGCGATGTTCGCTTGGTCGATCGTCGCTTCCGTCTGCTGGCCGTATCCGAGATTGGCGGTGGGCGTCGGCATCAGACTTCCTGCGCGCTGGCGATCAGCTGAAATTTGTTCAAGCCGTTATCCGTGTTGTAGAGAAAGCTCAGCGTCAGAATCTTGCTCAGCACCGTCGTCGCCGGCAGCGCCACGCCGCCCGCCACGTACGCCGTGCCCCACGTCAGCGCGCGCGCGGTGCCGTTGTCCTTGATGCGGATCGTCAGCGCCTGCCCGTTGACGGGCGTCCCGGTCGGGTTCACGAACGCCGCGGCCGCCGCTTGCGCGGTGAGGCTGTAGAGATCGGTCGTGTCGGCGTTGGGCGTCGGCGTCGCGCTCGAGGCGGCGCCCGTGACGCGTGGCACGAGCGGCCGCTTCGCCGCGAGATCGGCGACCAGCCCGATCACGTTCGCCTCCGTGATCGGGAGCGCGGGAATCGTCGCCAGCGCGGCGACCAGGCCGGTGATGTCGGCCTGCGGGATCGTCGTCACGGTCGACGGCGTCGCGATGCCGACGGCGACGGCGATCTTGAGATAGCCGGACGTCAGCGCGCCGAGGTTGACCTCGCCGCTCAGGACGCTCGTCGCCTTGGCGGTCCAATAGGTGCCGTCGATCGGCGCGAGCGCGCCGACGGCCGCGGTCAGCGTGCGCAGGAAGATCCGCCCGATCTCCGTGACACTCCCGGTCACGGTGTCGATAATCGGCGTCAGCGGCACATCCCCGACCGGCATCAGGCCGCCCGCCCAGGCGTGGCGCGGATCCAGGCGCCCGGGCCGATCACGCGCTTGACCGGATCGGTGATGATGACCTCGAGCACGAGGCGATCGACGCGCGCCTGGCCGAGCCGTGTCCAGAAGGTCCGATCGTCGTAGTGCCCCATCGGCCCGAGTGACGCGTTGCCCATCGAAAACCAGGTTTTCGCGCTGTCCTTACTGACGCGCAGCTCGATCTGCGGATCGCTCCCCTGGCCGCTGTTGAGCCCGACGCCGTTCTCGACGCCGAGCTCGAAGGCGTCGATCGTCGCGAACGCGTTCTCCGACCCGAGATAGGGCGCGCGCCGGCGGGCCCGAAGGATCGCGCCGTCGTCATCGTAGGTGTCCAGGTCGAGCGCCCAGAGCGATCCGCTGTCGCGGCTGCCGACCACGTGCACCTGGCCGACGTAGGCATGCCCGCGGACGCGCCAACATTCCTCGCGGCCGAGCGTCGCATTCCACGCGCGTCGGTGGTGCCATTGGTGCTCGGTCTCGTCCAGCACGACGGTGTCGCCGGCCTCGTCGACACTCGGCACGGTGAGCGCGTAGAACAAGTGCCCCTCTTGGTCGTAGGTGAGTCCCTCGGCGTCGGTGAGGGTGGTCGCCGCGGCCAGTCTCAATTCCACCGCGTGGGTGGAGATCCGCGTCCCGTTGTAGCCGTCGAGGCGATAGACGACCGCGCCGCCGCGGTCGCTGCGCCCGACCCAGCGCATCGTCGAGACGCCCAGGCTGAGCGAATAGGCGCCGGCGCAGCCGATTTGAAAGAGCGAGCCCTTGATCGGCTGGAACGGGTTGTCGGCATCGCCGACGTCCTCGTAGGCCTCGCTCGTTTCCGAGCCGAACAGCCACACGCGATTGTTCGCGCACGCCAGCACGACGATCCGGTCGCTGGCCGTCGAGCGCGTCGCAAAGTCGAGCGCATCGACGATCAGGCCGTTCTCGATGTTGGAGAACCAGAAGCGCAGCGTGTCTCGCTCACTGAGGACGAAGTACCCGTCGAGAAACCCCACGAACTGCGGGGCGTTGACCAGGGGCAGCACGATCGCCGCGCTCAGGACGTTGGTGAGGAGGTTGAGGATCTTGTACTGGCCGCCGCCGACCAGGGCGAGCTGCGTCCCGCCGTCGCCGTTACTCGCCCAGCTGATCGGCAGCCCATCATCCGGCAGCGTGCCGCGCAAGGTCGCCGCCAGGACGACGCCGGTCGTCGGGTGGAGGGTCAACTCGTACACCTGGTCGCCGATCCCGGTCCACGTCCGGCCGTCCTGGGTGAAGACGCCGCGGCCGTGCCCGCCGGCCGCGAGGCCGAGGGGCCGCAGGCCCGGCGTGCCGAGCTGGTAGGCCTGCTTGGCGGCGCCCTCGGCCTCGACCGTCGAGCGGAAGAGATTGACGGAGAGCTCCGCATCAGCGACCGCGGATCGCTCGGCGTTGCTGCCGCCGCAGAAGGCCGCAAAGAGCGGCATCTACAGCCCCACCCAGGGATCAACGGCCGCGCGCGCCGCGGCGTGGGAACGGGCGCCGCTCAATGGAGGGCCCCGATGTTCTGGTAGTAGGTCACGCCACCGTCACGGACCGCGATCCGCAGTTGTCGGTTCGGCGTGACCCCGGTGAACTCCACCCACCACGCGCCGTCTTGCGGCACGGCCGGCGGCAGGAGCGCACTGAGGATGCTGGTGCGCGTGCCCACGTTGCCGTACGTGGGTTCATTGGCGGAGGGGGATCCCCAATTGATCAGGATGTAGTCGTTCGTATTGCCCGCGTCGCGCCCGACCAACACCCCGCCGGACGGCGCCGAGCGCACCCGGAGCGATCCCGACGTTCCCGGGTTGCCACCGCCGGTCGCGATCATGGCTTGCGCTTGCAGATCGCCCGGGACGCTCATGCCGGTGTTCGACCGCGAGAGCGCCCCGTAGATCGTGTCGGTGAACTCAATCGAGACGCCGGCGGCATCACGGACGCCGATCAAAAAGGATCGCTGTTTCGCCGCCGTGCTGACGAAGCCCACGCCGGCCGCGTTGGTCACGTTGCAATTCGTGAGCGCGAGCGTGCCCGTTGCAAAGACGTCGGTCGTTGCGGCTGCCCCGCCGCCGCAGAGGATCGCGTCGGTCACAAAGACCGATCCGGACGCGACGTTGAGGTAGTACTTGAAGTTGTTCGCGCCGGACCCTTTGCCGATCAGCAGATGCGCCAAATAAACGGTCGACCCGTTGTCGATCAGGATCGAGCTATAGGTGTTGTTCGCGTCGGGGGCGTCCTCGGTCGAGAGCCCGTCGACGACGGTGTTGAACGCGAAATCAATCTCGAGACTCCCCTTCGCGTTGCTCTCGAGCAGGATTTGCTCAAAGCGGTTGTGGCCGCTCTGAAATTGCGACCCGAGAAACCCGGCCGTCATCAGGATCGCCGTTCCGCCCGTGGTCCCCGCGACGCGGATCCGTTGGAACAAGCATTTCTGCACCTCCGGGGCATCGAGGACCACCCCGGGCCCGCCGTTCAGATTGCCGCCCCAAATGCCGTGCAGGCTCGCGCCGGTGATCTGAATATTCCGGAAGGTGTGACTCTCGTTCGTCCCCTGCAGATAGATGCCGACGACGGGGGTCGCGAACGTGAGCCGCTCAAACACCCCTTGCAGCGCGTTGTTCAGGTTCAGCGCGTACCGGCCGCCCGTCGTCATCAGATCGCAGATGTACAGGTTGTCCGCGTGCTCGGCGCCATTCGTGCCGACCTTGAAGATGTCTGCGCCGACCGTGGCCTGCGCGAGAATCGTCGCCGTCCCGCTCCCGACGATGCGGATATTGACCGTCGGCGCCAACATCGCGATCGTGAGCGCGGCCGTGAGCTTGTAGGTGCCGGGCCCGAGAAAGACCGTGCCCCCGTTGGTGACGGCCGCGGTGATCGCCGCCTGAATCGCGCTCGTGTCGTCGGTGACGCCGTTCCCGATCGCGCCATACGTCCGCACGTCAAGGACCGTCGAGAAGCCCCCCGCGGCCGACTCCACCATCACGGGATCCTGATCCCAGATCGCCACGCCGTTCGCCTCGGTCAGCACGAACCGATAGGCGAGGTTCGGCACCAGGTAGATCGGCCCGAGCAGGCCGCCCGCCGACGCGACGATCGGATTGGCGTTGGGGACCAGGCCGGCGGCATCGCTGGCGGTGGCGATCGGCGTCGCCGGCGTGCCGCTCACATAGGTGTGGAGCAGCGCGCCCGGCGCGACCACGCCGAGATCGGTAAGCTCGCGTTGCCGGGCGACCGGCGCAAGGCTGTTACTCATCGGATCGTGCCCTACGGCAGCCCTAGCGCGGTACAGCCGATCTTGTCGGCGGCGACCGCGGTGGTGAACGTGATCGTGACTTGCGTCGTCGAGACGGTGTAGGTCGGCGGGTTGGCGGTTTGCGTGGTTTCATCTCGGCAGGTGACCACCGGCGCACTGCCGAACGCGACGCCCAAGTTGAAGTTCACGACGCCGGACTGCCCGACGGGATTCCCGAGCGTGACGCGGAACACACTGGCGGCGCCGGTGATAGTCGGCGACGTCCCGAAGCCCGACGCGATCGTGGGCGCCTCGCCCGAGGCCCAGCGATTGCCGCTCGCCCAGGTGTAGCCGGCGCCGCTCACGGCGAGGACCGCAAAGGTTTTCGCAGAGATCTGCCCCGCCGCCCAGATGTTGCTGGGCCGGTTGGCGCCGTTCGCGCCGAT